AATCCATTTAAGTTTACAGCTTCTAGCACAACTGTATCTGTATTTGAACCAGGACACAAAAGATCTACAGGTGATACTGTGAGATTTAGAACTGTTTCTGGTAATTTGTTTGGTGCTTCTGAATCAGAAATGGAAGTATCAACAGGTTTTAGTATAACAAAAACAGATGATGATTTTTATACTTTTACAGTAACAACTGCACCATCTACAACTGGTAGTGGAGGTGGAGGTCAAGCATCTTCTGGTCCAGTAACGGTGAGTAACTAATGACTACATACGCAGAACTAACACAGCAAATACTAGACTATACAGAAACTAGCACTGATGTGTTGACATCTACAATCACAAATGATTTTATTGAGCACACAGAAAATAGAATATTGAAAGAAGCAGATCTTGATGTGTTCAAATCACATCAATCAGTTACACTTGTAACAAGCAATCCTTTCTTATCACTACCTGGTGGAACTTCACCTGATCCCACATCACTTGCTACAATAAGAACTGTACATATATTTCCTGCATCAGGAACACCGACAAGAGATTTTTTAGAACATCGCGACATAAGTTATATGAATGAATATTGGCCAGACAGAACTGCCACAGGCACGCCTAAGTATTGGTCATGGTGGGATCACAATACAATATATCTTGCGCCAACACCTGATTCAGCGTATAACGTGGAATTAGGAATTACTAGATTACCAACAAGACTGTCTAGTAGTAATACAACCTCATGGTTGGGCAACAATGCTCCTATGGCTTTGTTGTATGGATGTCTTGCAGAAGCCTTCAAGTTTTTGAAGGGACCAGCTGAAATGCTGCAATTATACGAACAATCTTATCAACGTGCTATGCAAGAACTAATAGTTGAACAAACTGGTAGACATAGACGAGATGAGTACATGCATGGAGAATTAAAGTTCCCTATGCAGTCTGTTAAAACAAATACTAGAGGAGAATAAACATGGCTATAACACAAGCTGTATGCACAAGTTTTAAACAAGAATTACTTGTCGAAGGACATAACTTTACTAATGGACAAGACACTTTTAAAATTGCATTGTACACAAGTTCTGCCTCTCTAGATGCTTCAACCACTGCTTTCACTACATCTAACGAAGTATCCGATTCAGGATCTTATTCTTCAGGTGGAGGATCATTAACCAGTGTAACGCCAACAACTTCAGGTACAACCGCTATTTGTGATTTTGCTGATATATCTTTTACCTCAGCTACTATCACTGCAAGAGGAGCTATGATTTACAATAGTTCTAATTCTAACAAAGCAGTTTGTATTTTAGATTTTGGTGGAGACAAAACATCTACGAGTGGAACATTTACAATTCAGTTTCCTGCAGCCGATGCAAGTAATGCTATCTTAAGATTAGCGTAGGAGTATAAATGGCATTAGTCATTAATGATAGAGTAAAAGAAACAACCACTACAACTGGTACGGGTGCCGTATCTCTTGCGGGTGCCGTAACTGGCTTTGAAACTTTTGCTGCTGGTATTGGTAATTCTAACACAGTTTATTATTGTATTGCACACCAGGATCAAGCAGAGTTTGAAGTTGGATTGGGAACACTTGACGGTGATAGTTCTGATCTTACACGTACAACAGTTATATCTAGTTCTAACAGCGACAGCGCTGTTGACTTTAGTTCAGGAACAAAAGATGTATTCTGTACTATACCGGCTAGTAAATTAATATTTGAAGATGCAAACAATGATGCAACCATAGGACGTAACTTAACTGTAACTGGAGATTTAACCGTTACAGGTGATGACATTACTTTAAACACAAACACAAGTGGTGCAGCTCTTATTGGAGACGGCACAAATTATAATCCTGTTACTATATCTGGTGATATAAGCATAGCTGCAAACGGAACAGCAGCAATTGGATCTGGTGTAATTGTAAACGCAGATATAAATTCTTCCGCTGCTATAGCAATGTCCAAGACTGCTTTTTCAGCAGGAACAGGTGTATCATTATCTACTAACACATTAAACGTAGATGCTGCACAAACAGGAATTACATCAATATTAGCAACAGATGTTAAAATTGGTGAAGATGATCAAACAAAAATAGATTTTGAAACAGCAGACGAAATACATTTTTATGCTGCAAATGCAGAACAAGTATTTGTATCAGACGGTGTATTAGGTCCACAGACAGATAGTGATGTAGATTTAGGAACTAACTCTGTAAGATTTAAAGATGCTTACGTTGATTCAGTCACAGTAACTGGTGATGTAAGTGTAGGAGATGATCTTACCGTAGAGGGTGGTGTTATAGATTTAAAAAATACAGGTTCACAATCAGTATTAAGACTTTATTGTGAATCCTCAAATGCACACTATGCTCAATTACAAGCACCAGCACACTCTGCATTTGCTGGTAATACAACATTAACTTTACCAGCAACAACAGATACAATCGCTGGACTTGCTGCAACACAAACTTTTACAAACAAAACAATTACAGCTTCAAGCAACTCTGTTGGATTAGACACATTAGACATTGATGGTGGAACTGATATTGGTGCTGCTTTAGCAGACGCAGATTTAATAATTGTAGACGACGGTGCAGGTGGCACTAATAGAAAAGCTACATTAACAAGACTTAAAACATATTTAACAAGTGCAGGGTTCTCAACAGAGGATCCCACTGCCCTTGCAATTGCGCTTGGTTAGGAATATAAGAGGAGGATAAATGGCTAATACTTTTAAAGTTGTAACTAAAGCAGGAGTTACCAGCTCTGATGTTATCTATACCGTTGCTAGTTCTACAACAACTGTAGTTCTTGGTATTATGGTAGGTAATACAACAACTGGGCAAATCACTGCTAGTGTTACTTTAAGTTCAGATACCTCTAACAGAGCAGGTGCAAACAACGAAGCAAACCAGGCGGTTGAACTCGTTACCAATGCGCCGATTCCTGTTGGCGGAACACTTGAACTGCTTTCCGGAAATAAAGTCGTAATGGAAACAACAGATACGCTATCATTGGCAGCATCTGGTGCGGCTGATATTTGCGTGTCAATCATGGAGATAACGTAAGATGGCTTTTATAGGTACACCTTTAGATACCAGAAATACTTTTCAGTCTCTTGTAGGTAAGAGGTTTAATGGTGATGGAAGCACAACTGCATTTACTTTAGATGTAGCACCTTCATCTACTTTAGACATAGAAGTATTTGTTGGTAATGTAAGACAAGACCCTAACTCAGCATACACTTTATCTGGAACAACATTAACGTTTACTGGTGCGCCTCCTAGCGGCACAAACAATATTTATGTTGTTCACCAAGCAAAGAGTGTAGGAACTATTGACCCTCCTGCAATAGAGACTGTAGCTAAACAATTTAATGGTGGAGTTGTATTTAACGAAGATTCTGCTGATTTAGATTTTAGAGTTGAAACTAATGGTAACGCAAACATGATGTTTATCAGTGGAGGTAATGACGTTGTTGGTATAGGGAATGAAGGTGACTTAGGTGTAGGGTTACATATTAAATCTGCGGATAGTGGGCAATCTTCCGTATCTGGTTCTGCTGATGAAATGGTAGTTGAGGGCAGTGGAGATTCTGGAATAACTATTTTAAGTGGAGCGTCAAACACTGGTAATATATTTTTTGGCGATAGTGGTGATGATAACGAAAGTAGAATATCTTATTCTCATTCTGGTCAAGATTTAACATTTTTTACAGCAGGTGCTGAAGATTTAAGAATGGATAATCAAAAAATATCAACAGGTGCTGAAGATGCGGCAGATGTTGACGCAGGTGGTATTACATTAAATCATGGTTCTAATGATAGCTTAGTTATGACATTTAAAAATTCTGATGTAGCACATGGCATAACAAGTCAAGCTGAAACAGACACATATGGACTTTTTAGAAAAAATTCAGACGCTAATGGGGGATTTAAGATTATATCTTTATCCGAAGGAGATAACTCATTTCATGTTCAAGGATTTGTTACAAATGATAATACAACAAAAAACGCAAGTGCAGGAGCACCAATTAAACTAGATGCAAGAAAAAAAAGTGGAACTAGCGTTGGAAGTATGGGTGCTGACGGAAATTTATTGGTAGTGCAAAATGATGGCACAGGCAGATTTATTGTAGATGAGGATGGAGATATACTGTATGATGGTTCTGCTAGTGGATATGACTCTTATGATGATGCTCAATTAGTTAGAGCAGTATCAAATTATAAAAATCCAGATGCTGTTATAAAAGATAAATTTGATAAATTTGTTAAATATAACTATAAAGATTTACAAGAGGCAAAAATATTAGCTACTAATTCTCCAGAAGATGACGCAAAAGGATTAAAACCTTTTATTAAAATTGGTGCGTTACAAAGATTACATAATGGTGCTATTTGGCAACAGTATACGAAACATCAACAGTTACTAGAAGCTGTTTATGATTTAGCAAAAGAAGCAGTTGGTGAAGAAAAAGCTAACGATATTCTAGAAAAACATGAAGTTAAACGATTGCAATAGGAGGCAAACATGGCAATAACAGCAAACGTAGATTTAGGCAATGGTGTTACAGCATC